CAGCTTTAACTTGCTTAGTGTACGCCATTGCACGAGCTAGGGCCTTTGTATAACGAGCAGACAGTGAGTCATACAAGTTATCTTCAATAGCTTCCTCAGTAATTGAGAAACCCATCGCAACCGTCTCATGAACGTAACGTGCACTCCATGCTTCTTGAGCATTGTCATATTCGATGGCTGAGCCTTCGTCCTTGACAGGTGCTGCTGAGAAACCAGATAGCTTAGTTTCTTCCTCAAACGAGCGATCTGAGGATTCTGATTCAAAAATTTGGGCGTGCTCTTCGCCGTATTTTGCATATTCCAACCCAAACAGTGCGTTTAGACCGGGAAGTAGCTCTTTAAGGAGCTGGGCGCGTGAAATAGCCATTAGTTATCCCTCCTAGACGCCAGTGAGGTTGTTCATTTGATGCCCTGCGTTCCATTTAACGAGTGCCTCAGTGAACCCACCGGATGAGTTTTTGGTTTCCTCTACGAGTTCCACAATACGCAAAGGTAACGTGTTCGTCGTAGCGGTCGTGTCGGAAATACCACATCGTGAATTTCCAGTAGCAGTATCACCAGCGTTGTTGATCATTCCTACGTTTGCACCCAAATCGGTGATCGCTAGATCGCCAATTACTGGCGTAGCGCCAGCAGCGGATGAAAGTACAGCAACTTTAAACAACACATCAGTGCCATCAGCGACGTAAGCCATGATGTCAGATGCAACGGTGTTTGCTGGGTAATATTGGCTGAATAACTGATAGTTCAGTGAGGGATCAGTATAAGTACAACCAAGAAATACACCAATAGGCGTCATTGCTGCATCAGCAGTATCACGCGATATGGTGCCTCCGGTTAAAAGTTGTACAGCGTCACCACTAAAGATACTCGTGTTATATGCACTCGCAATGCTATATTGACGAGTTACGCCCACGAAAGGTACGCCGCTTACAAGTTTAACCGGAACTAGCCCCGAAGGGCCACTTACAGTTGGGTAAGCCATGCTAAGCTCCTAATTTAAGTTCCGTTTCCGAAAGTGATCTTCGTCTTCCTGTCATTAAACAGAGGCATACGAGGATCATTTTCTCTCATGAGACTGTTGTCTACAGAGTGCATCTGAGCGTCTGTCTGTTGTTGATAGTGACTAGACCGTTCTTCAACTAACTCTACTGGAGCTTTACATAACATTAAACCACCAATCACCACGTTCTCTGCAAAGCGTTCATTCTCTACAGTAACCATTGTAATTTCGGGGTGATTTACTGCCTTTACAGGCTCCCAACCTTCTCTTATTTTTGAGGATACATTAGTGGCGTCAACTTGCCCTTGCGTGCTTACACGAACCCAATGAAATTCGTAACCCGGCTCGGGATTTGGAGATGGTAACATCTCGGGACGCGTCCAAGCCTTTTTGCGGGTCGTTTTTTCTTGTGTTTCTAGTTCACGGTCAATTTTATTCGTAGCCATTATTGTTTCCTCATATCTAGTGCAACCTGTTTGGCGTATTGTTCGGGAGTAAGTCCCAAGCGTTTAGAAAGCTGGTACTGTGTTTGCGTTAGCCTAATTTTTTTAGGCGAAGTGCTCCGCGTAGCGGGTGCAACCACATTTGATTGCTTCTTCGGCTTACCTACTTCCTCTCCCTCGAAATTCTCGGGAAATAACTGTCGCATACGAGAGTCAATCCTCTCGTAGTAGTCGTCACTTTGAGGATTTACACCCTCCTTTACAAGTTTATTATGCAACCCCAACGCGTAGCTTGTCATCTCTACGTCTTGGTTGAACCAGCCGTTAGCGTCTTGCCACGCTTGTGCTCGTTCATCAACATTCACTGGCGGTAGGGTGGTTTCAGGTACCATTTTTACATTAGTTACATCTTCTTGTAAAGCTGGTAACTTGAAATTATTTAACCTATCGGCCTTAATATTGGCATTTGTTAGGATTTCTTGTGCAGCAAGGACACCATCTGAGTCCCCGGCTTCATACGCATCCTTATACCGCTTTTTAGCAGATTCTAAGTCAGTTATTACGTTACGCTTAGCTTGCTCAAGTAATGCTGTCTGATTTTTGTTTACGTTGGATTTGAGTTTCTTATTCTCTTCCACAAGTTGTTGAGATAGTCTCTCCAACTCTTCACGTTCACGGAAAGCCGCTTCTTTAGCACGGCGTTCGTCGTGATAGCCTTTGCTAAAATGCTGTATCCGTTTACGCACTTTTTCTGAATAGTCTTCCAACTCGTCATCAGTAATGTCTTCTGGGGGGTCAGAAGGTTTACGATTGCGATCAGCCTTGGGCGTATCATCAACCACTTCAACCTCATATTCGTCGTCATCAGTACCCACTTCACTTTCAACGACATTCTCAGCTTTCTCAGCCTCGGCCTTATCTTTATCACCTCCAATGTCCACTTCGATAGCACTGGAACCCTCCACTTCAATTTCTTGTATTTCTTCTGTTTTCTCATCAGGAAACTCGTATTCTACTTTTTGAAAAGGCATAATTTATCTCCTATACAGCCATGATACCACGAGGATCGGGAATTACAGCTTCCACAGAATCGTCGTTCATCAATCTGAATTCTTTTCCATTAACCCTAAACCGTGTGCCTGTATTCATACGAAACATCACATAGTCACCCTCTTTACACCAAGGGCCTTCGGGGAAACGATCTTTGTCTGAATAGGCATCTGCGCCCATGTCTATAACAATACCCATAATCGACATGATGTACTCTTTATGCATCTGATCAGTTGTTTTAAGGAGGGTACTGTCGTGATAATATTCTTCGACATCGGGTAAAGCTATTAACAAATGATAGCCAGAAGGTTTGGGCATTTGTGCTTCCCATTCCTCGTCACTAACTTTGCGTTTGATATTAGCCTTAACAGGTTCAGCTTCCGCTGCCTCTGCCGCCAGTTTTGGTCTCGGGCCACTAATGTATCCTCTAGTCTGAGTATTAGTCATCATCTTCTTCCATATAGTTACGCGAGAGGTCTTCAATGTGTTGCTTGCTGGCTTCGAGACCCCGAATTAAGCCAACAATTTCCTTATAACCTGCGAAGTCTTTAGCGGACCCCCCAGAAAGAAATTGAGTTGCAGACGATATATCTTCGTCGAGTTTATCTACTAGCACGTCAAAGACGGTTTTAGCCATTATTTACCTCGTTTAGACTTGTCAGCCATCATCTTCGCAAGCTCTAAATCGAGCTTGTTATTTTCTTGACGACGATTTGCCGCCACGCGAACACCCTCTTTTTGGGCGTCTAGTTGTAATTCTTGTTGATCTAATTTTAATTTTTCAGCATCCATTAAGGCATCGACTTGATCTTTCTGCGATCTACGCTGCAAGTCCGCCTGTTTGAGCTGCACTTCTTGCTGATCTTTTGCTGCCTTACGTTGGACTTCTTGACCTTTGAGTTGTAGCTCTGCCTGCTTCTGTTGGAAGATCGGGTCTTGTTGCTGTTGTTCCGCTTGTTTCTGCGCGGCTTCTTGCTGATGCCCCTGCGTAACTTGAGCACCTGCTTCTGCTATCAGACGTGACAAATCTACTTCAATCTGTTCTGGTAGTTGTTCCCCCGGAGGTGGTAGTGGCACACCAAGTTTTTCTTCGATCTGCTGGCGATACTGGAACCCAAGGTGCTCTGCAATATGCGCTTGTAGCGATGCCATAATCTGTTGTGCCTGTGGGTTCTGACCAATCATCTGAGCAACCGGTGGGTCCTGCATAAACGATGTATGCGTAGCAATATGCGCTTGATGATCTTGATATATAAACGCTCGTATTGGCTTGCCAACCAGAGCATCCATATTCTCGCTGACTGGATCGACGGGCTTGGAGTCTTCTCTTGTAGGAACAAGTTTGTCTGCGTTTTTCACACCTAACACTTCAATCATCTGGCGATGTAGTTGTGGTAGGTCATATATCTGAGGCGCTTGCTTGGTCATCTGTAACACAGCTTGATACTGTACGACTCGTTGAGCCATTGTAGAACTGTTAGGGTCGCTGACGGGAATTACATCCACCATCATATAATCTAGCTGCCGTGCGCTTACTTCGCCTCGTAGGGGCTGATACCCGTACTCTTCGGGTGCGTACTCTGCCATGATAGCTTTAAGGAGTTTAAACTCCTGCTTCATAGTGTAATGAACCCGCGATTGTACTGCCGCCATTGGCTTCAACGTACGCTCTAAGAGCGCTAGCGTAGTACCCACAGGAGCATTGGCTGACATGTCCGAGATGTTCATGTCACTAATCGCGCCTAATCGACGACCTTCAGTCGTGATCTGGTTCAACAGAGCAAGGAGAGTCTGACTAGGTTCCTTGTACGGAAGAGGCATGATGTTGTCGCGTATACTACCGGACGGTACGTCAACATCTTTCCATTCCCCCGGTTCGATGGGAGTGTCATCCCCCTTGATACGCAGTCCTCGGGACTTTAATCCGCCGGGGAGGTTCGACAGAGTACCAGCATCAACTAGCTGACGTATCAAGGAAGTCCCAGCCTTAGCATACCCACCAATGATATGAATAAGGCCAAGGCCATAAAAGCCAAATCCCGGTACGTATACGTAATGTACGAAGTGTTGACGCTTGAGCATTAGCTCATCGTCTTCACTCCAATTACGTCGTATAGCGAGAACTTCTCCAGTACCACGTTCAATAGTAACAACGTAAGGTTTTGCTATTTCATCATCGTCTTCGTCAATACCATCAATAATTAAATCTGCGTGTATTTCATAAATAGCAAAGCGACTATCATCAGAGATAGAGAAACCATCATCTTCGGCTTTCTTCTCTTCAATGTCTGTATGGAACGGCTCTGGGTCTCCTAGTTCTACATCACGGTAGAAACCCCCTGCCTGTAATTTTTTTAGTTCGTTCTTGGTCTTGCGCATGATATGCGAGACACGTTCAGCTTGCTCAATCGTAGACGCACCATAAGGCACGATAACGTCTTCTGCTGGGATATAGATCGCCATCTGGCGTCCTAGGTTAGGATCGAAGTAAACCTTCTTAAACGCCGACCCTGCGAGTCCTAGGCTATATAGCATCCGTTCGTGTTCGGGTCTGTACTCCACCATACGCTCAGTAAGCTCATAGTTCATGTCAGCCTTTACGCGTTCAGCGGCTTCAATTTTTTCTTGTGTTTCATCTCCAAGGATTTTAACCTTGACAGGTCCAGCGGCGGGAAAAGTCTCACTCATTGTCTCTGCTTGGAACCGGATAACTGCTTCTGTTAGAACTGTAGAGTACACTCCACAAGCACCATCCCACGGGTCTGTACGCTCTTCGTATTTAAGTCCTAGAATATCTAGTCCTTTAACAAACGTATCTGCCCACTCTTTTCGGCTTTCGATGTCAGCTTCTACAAGCCCTAACAAGTCACTAGATAATTCTTGTAAGTCGCCGTCTTCCAGCGCCTCTGCCAAGTTACCATCAAACCCCATGAGGTCAGTCTCGTTCATGTCAGGGATCAATGTGATCTCGACACTTCCATCAGACAGCGTAACCATTTCAGGATCAACGATCTCTATCTCTAGCTCAGTAGTGTCCATTCCTTCAACACCTTCTAAACTATCTTCTAGTTCCTTATCCAGACCCTCTGGGGCTGAATATAACCCTTTTTCTATCGCCATAATTTATACTCTAAATTAGTCTTACGCGTCCGCCGTTACGGAAATCTTCAGGCATTTCAGTAGCATCAGTATTTCCTAAGACCTTTCTCTTGAAATAGTGCCCTAAAGCGGCTTTCTTTCTAACATCAATGTGTGATTTTTCTCCCCCAAATATCGAGTTCCAAAAGGGAGGCTGGGTCATATCCATAAGGTCTACAACCTGCGGTGATCGCATCAATCCTTGTGCAGCTTCGATGATTTGTTCTTCGTTAGGGGTGAATGTTGCGTTGAAAAAGTTTCTATAAACGTGGCGGCTGGAGCGTCCCGTATTCATATCATACAACATTCCCGCCACCGACCGAATGTTGGATTTAAGCTCCTTCCCGTTTTGTGATGCCATCAGATCTTGTATTCTATTCGTAATCTCTCTATCCTCAGAGCCTGTTCTGTACGTAATGCCATGTCGTTCTCCTAGAGTCCCATCCTCTGGGCCGTCAAGACCTTCAAAATGCCTAAACTCATGGGCCTGAAGCGGGGCATTTGCGTTCACCGCTTCTATGGTATTTACTGTATCAGGTTCAAGGAAAACTGTGTACAGTTTACCGTCATCGGCCCTATAAGAGTATTCAAAACCCCTTGTATTGCCGCGGGTAGACACACCCTGCAAAGTAAGTCCTTGCGGGGGAACACCCGCCTCTGGTGGGAACGTTACTAACCTAAAGACGGACGGGTCAATCGTTGCACCTTTTGGCATGTAAGGAGCAATTGACCCTTGCCACTCTGAATCTCCTAGCTGCAGGCCACCTAGAAATTGTCGCTGTTGTGCTTTAGACATCTTCTTTGCGGCCTTAGTAAGCAGGCTCTTAGCCTCGGGCCTAATCT